CTTGGTTATCGTTTTTCTGGTCAAGCCTGCCTTGTGCAGGGTCGTTCGATTACGGAGGTTTACAGGGAGGAGAGTCCTAAAGAATCGGAGATTGCAATCAATTTGTTCAAACTAACCCGAAGGAAATTGAAATGAAAATCGACCTACCCCATTGCGAACACATGGTACAGGTACTTGTAAGTTCACCCGCTGGTGAATGTGTTAAAGTGTTTGACAGTTCTCACAAGTCCTTCGAGATGGAACTTCCGGATAATGTCCGTGAAGAGGAAGTTGAAGTTCTGGCGGTTGCTCTGGACGAATGTGGTCTTGCCGTTGGCGAGATGCAGTATCTGAAGGAAGCCTTTGTACCCAAAGACGAGGATGAAGACGATGAAGACGCTCCTTACAAAGCTGAAGAGGAAGCTGCTCAGAGCCCTCCTGATGAAGTGGCTGACGAGCAAGTTTACGAAGAAGAGCTAGAGGACATGGATGTCAACGACTATGGAGAGACTGAGTGATCGCAAGATCGCACTCGACGACTGAGTTAAGTCGGTATTGGAACTAACACTGTGAGATGACCCATGGATTTGATGCAAGAACTCAGGAAGACAATCGCGGAAGGCTTACAAAGCCAATCGCTCACCAATTGCTTACGGTGGGCAGCTAACCGCAGGGTAATGGGAGGTGACTTCTCCGGAGGTTACTCCGCTAGGCATCACCCATGGGTTAAGGAAATGCACAACTCCACGTCTTCCTTCAACTACTCGATGAAGGGAGCCCAGTTGGGTATCACAGAGATACTCATCAATTTGGCGTTCTACACACTCGACATGATTCGGAAAGACGTGCTGTACGTTCTCCCGACCAGTCGCAACGCCAGCGACTTCTCGAAGTCACGTTTCAATACCGCTCTCAAGTTGAGTCCGTACCTCAGCCACCTTTTCACGGATGTGAATTCGATTGAGTTGAAGCAAGCTGGTGCCAACACGCTCTACATTCGTGGTAGTCGTGGTGATGCCAATCTGAAGTCGATTCCAGTTAGTGTATTGCTACTGGATGAACTGGACGAGATGAGTCAGAAAGCCATCAACTTGGCTCTGACTCGTTTGGATGGACAACTTAGCAAAACAGTGTGGGGCATCTCTACGCCGACTGTGCCGAACTTTGGCATCCATAAATTGTTCAAGGATTCAACTCAAGAAAACTTCATCTTCAAGTGTCCCTGTTGTAGTCGTCTGACTAGACTCATCTGGCCCGACTGCATCGAGATCATTGGCGAAGGTATCCATGACCAACGCTGCCATGAATCCTACCTGAAATGCAAGGAGTGTGGAGGCAAGCTATCTCAAGAGGCTAAGCCTGATTGGCTTAGCAAGGCTAAGTGGGAAGTTGGCAATCAGAATGGCAACCCGGATATCCGAGGCTTTGCCATTTCGCAATTGTACTCTTTCACAGTGAGTCCTGGTGAGTTAGTAATGGCTCACTTCAAAGGCTTCGGTGACGAAGCTGCCAACGTCGAGTTTCACAACTCAAAACTTGGGCACCCTTACATCGGCGATGGGGCCAAGATCACTGAAGACGATGTGGAAGCCTGCATCAAGGGTCACTCGAAAGAAGACACAAGACCCACGGGTGGTAACCGAATTATTACAATGGGTGTTGATCAGGGAAAAATCAACTACGTTGAAGTCACCGAGTACTTCTTTGATCAATATGCCAACGACCTTAATGTAGCTGCCACTGCCAAGGTACTTTATGAAACGAAGTTTGGGGAGGAAGATTGGCATATTCTTGATGAGATGATGAGGATCTGGCAGATTCAGTCTTGCGTAATTGACGCGGACCCACAGATATTAGAGGCACGGCGTTTTGCAAGAAGATTTCCAGGTTATGTTTGGCTATCCCGCTTTCGCCGAGGGGTGACAGGTAAGGAGATTTCGGTAAATGATGATGATAGCTTTGCGCCAATAGCGACAGTGGATCGCTCGAATTGGTTTAGTGCGGCTCTTGGTCGATTCAGGGAACCTCGCCGCATTATGCTTCCTCGCGATGTGTCAATGGAGTATCGTCAACACATTCAGGCTCCAATCCGAACATATGTGAGAGAAGGTACGGCTGAAGAGAAACAAAAGCGACAGACAGATAATCTCGTCGCCAAGTACATCAGCACTGGCCCTGACCATTTTGCTCTCGCCCGTGTCTATAGTGAAATTGCCCTACCATTTGCGGCAAGTCTCACCAGTGGGGAAGATGTAGGAAGGTTCTTATGAGGTAGCTATGAAAAAGTGTACCAAGTGTGGTGGAGAGAAACCTCTTGATAAATTCGTCAAGGATTCAAGAATATCAAGTGGTGTTCGTACCTATTGCAAAATGTGTGCTAATGGCCTAGCAACTGAAAATCGAAAACTTCGACAAAAGAAGTTAGGTAGGGGACAAATCGAATCTAAGAAATGTTCGACTTGTAAGATTGTCAAACCAGCATGTGAGTTCAATCACAAACCTGGTACAAAAGATGGTCTCCAGCCAATATGTAAGCCTTGCAAAAAGATTTGGAACCATAATCAACGCAAAAAGAAATTGGCAGAAAATGTTGATTATGAGGTTGAACGACATCTTCAAAAAGCCTTTGGGATGAGTCTCAAAGAATACCTGGAGATAGAGAGAAATCAAGGTCATAAATGTGCTCTCTGTAGCACCAATGACCCAGGGACTCGTAAACGTAACGGGGCAAACAAAAGCAGATTTTGTGTAGACCATGATCATGAAACAGGTGAAATTCGTGGTCTCTTGTGTACGAACTGTAATCGGGGCTTAGGTTTACTGGGTGATACCCTTGAGCGTCTTGAAGCCGCCGCTGCTTATCTGAGGAAACACAAACATGGCCACTAAGAAAATCATCGATTTCCGCCTTCCTGGTTATCTGACTACCCAATCCAATTGGCTGAAATATCGGCTAACCTACGCAGGGGGCGAAGAGTTTCGAGAAGCCTATCTGGAGAAATTCACTTCGCGAGAAACAACGGCTCAGTTCAATACGCGAAGAGACATCACTCCTATCCCGACATTCGCTAAAGAAGCCATCAAAGATATCCGGAATGCTATCTACCAACCGATGATTGACATCGTTCGTAGAGATGGTAGTGATGCCTATCACCAAGCAATCACTGGCAAGGAGATGGGAGGCAACCGTCGCGGCGCGAGCATGAATGCCTTCATGGGTCAAGAGGTTTTGGAAGAATTGTTGGTGATGGGAAAAGTTGGTATCTTCATTGATGCCCCTGAGATTCAAGTCTCACCAACACTTGCTCAAGATGGCGACTTCCGACCCTTCGTATATCCTTACAAGATCGAAGACATCCTCAGTTATGCGTGCAGTGATCCCGAGAATCCCTCGGAATTCAAGTCATTGCTTCTACGAGATACTGTGATTGAATACGATGGTACTTCAGGACTTCCTACAGAGGAAACAACTCGTTATCGACACCTTTGGATTGGTGATGATGGCTACGTTTGGATACAATTCTACGACGTGGATGATAATCCCATCGACCGTGATGGTAATCCGTCTGGTCCTTTCCAAATGCAATTGCAGAGAATCCCGTTCACTCTTCTTGATATTGGACAGAGCCTTCTGATTGATGTCTGTGAATACCAGGTTGCATTGCTTAACCTAGTATCATCGGATGTGAACTATGCCCTCCAAGCTAACTTCCCGTTCTACACCGAGCAGGCGGATATGCGGAAGGTGGGAAGCCACCTGAAAAATACAGCCAATCCAGATGGAACAGCTACGCAAGGTGGTCAAGGCGCACACGACAAGGAAGTCAAAGTAGGGACGACACAAGGTCGACGCTACGACAAGGAGACTGATCGTCCTGGATTCATCCATCCTTCGAGCGAGCCTCTGAAAGCCTCCATGGCTCTTCAAGAGAAAATGGAAGGTGACATTCGACGACTAGTTAGTCTTGCGGTCTCAACCCTGGCATCACGAGCCTCCGCTGACTCCAATGCGATGGATAACCGAGGGCTTGAAGCGGGGTTATCATATATTGGTCTGAAGCTCGAAGCGGCAGAAGGTCAGATAACTGAGTTCTGGGCTGCTTACGAGGCGGCTGACAAGGAGAATCGCAGAGTCGCTACTATCAAGTATCCGGATCGGTACAGCCTCAAAAGTGATGAGGACCGTATCGAAGAGGCTGGAAAACTTAGCAAGGTCATCA